AAGGGATTGTTGGATTTTTCTGGATTGAAATTGTGGATATAATGTAAACAGTTTTCTATTCCATCAGAAATCATATCATTTTTAAATGCATAATTTATGAAGTTTGGTCTGAATGATAATCTTTGTGCTATCTTTAAGAATACAGATCCTAAATATTCTGAAATCTCAGGAAGTTCTTTATCCTTTTTAATTGCATTATCATATTCTGCTTTATATTCAATCATTGCCTCTAAAAATTTGGCATTGTCTACGTAATGTAATTTGTTTTTACTTGATTTTCGTTTAGCCATAATATTCTTGGTAGAATTTGTTTCAATTAATGTCGTATTATTATTATATCACAAATTTGGTAGATGTCAAGTTTAGTTCATTAATCCATCAGGTTCAAAATCTTCTAATATTTTTGTCATTTTGTTTAATTCTTGATTTTTATTATGTCCAAGATCTTCTTTTACAGAATTTATATAGAAGTCTTGATATTCTTCTCCCAATTCAGAAACAGACATTATACATCTTGCTGCCAAAGGTACAAATGTAGTATCAGTAAAAGGTAGCCATTTAAGTAAGGCAAGTTGAGTTTGTTTTTCTTCAGTATCATGTTTCATCATTACCTTCATCGGCCAATGTAATTCCAAATAACCATTATCCTTACTTCTATCATTTACTACAACTTTAGAAAAAATTATTTCACCATTATCCAATCTAATTACTTTTAAATTATCTTTATCCAATTCTGCCATTTATACCTTTAATGAAATATTATGAATCTTATATGGAAATTTTTCCTCATCATATATTTTTATTCTATCTTCATGGTGGCGATAAGCATAGTTCTTTCTGTTTTTCCATCTCAAATCATCTGCTATATCATATAATATAGTTTTGTCTGTTGTATCTGATAATCGTAATCCTCGACCTATCGATTGAAGATTTCGTATGCGAGATTTAGAAGGAGAAGCGAACACAATGTTATGCAAATTCCTAATGTTGATGCCGGTACTGAATACCCCATAACTTGCCACGATGATGGCATCTCGTTCTGTTTCTGCGATTGCTCGTATCTGTTCTCTGGTCTCGGTTTCTGTTCCTCCAAATACAAAAAAAGTTTTCCTATTGTCATCTGTCTTCTCCTCGATCATATTGTATAAAATACGTCCATGTTTTTTCACTAATCTAAAGAGGCACAAAGTATTACCCTCCAAAGATAATACTAAGTTTCTTATATATTTATTTCTTTTCTCATGTCCTATCAAAAATTCTATTTCATCTGCATACTTAATTTGTTTAAATTGTTCACATACCACATCAGGATACTTTAACAATATAATTTCTACATTTAAAGAAGATAACTCTTTTCTATCCATCAACTTTTTAGTTGTAGTTACTTTATAAACCTTACCGAATAAACCCTCTAGTACTAATTTGTGAGTTTGTGTACCATCTAATGTTCCTGTAGTTCCAATTCTATATTCAGCATTCACACATTTTGTCATAAGAGTTGTAAGGGATTTTGATTTAAATCCATGTGCCTCATCACCAATAACTAACTTATATGGTTCAAATGTTTTCTTGTGAAGTTTGTAAATAGATTGCCATGTTGAAATAACTACTTGTTTGTCAGAAACCTTATCTTGACCGGCATAAACTTGATGACAGTATTTGATGGAATCCCATCCATACTCTTGAAAATCTGAAAATAATTGTGAAACAAGTGAAGTGGTAGGAACGATTATTAATGTTTTAACATTGAGTGCTCGTACAATTAAATAGATGATTAGGGATTTTCCACTTGCGGTAGGTGATACTAATAAACTTTTCTTGTATGATAAGGCGTGATGAAATCCATCTAACTGATAGTCTCTTGGTTCAAAAGGTAACTTTAAATTTTTAAGAAACTCTTCATTTTTTTCTATCTTTCGTGGTTTCCACCAATCACCATCAGGTTTGACTTCATAATTTCTTTTTTCAGCAAATATAAAAACGTACTCAAGTAATCCACTATACAATAATCTATTATGAATATTAAATAGTCTAATCTTACCATCCCAAATTTTCATTCGGAACGCCGGCATGAATGTATGGCCCGGAACAGTAAATGTGAAATAATCACATAATTCTTGTGCTACGCTAGCTTCACAAGCAATTTTAAGAAAGACTTCATCCTTCTTAGATACTTCTATCGTGTCAATGACCTTCTGTGAAACGTTTCCAATCGATTGCATTTTTAATTAAATATCCTCTGGTAGATAAACCTTTTACTATGGCTTCAAGATAATCAACTTTTTCTTCTTGTAGTGATATTTTTTTCTTACCCTCTATTATATCATCATCAGCATCTATGTACTCTTGTACATCTGCCTTGAGTAACTTATATTGGAATGGCTCCCAATCATACGCCTCTAATTCTGTTGCATCCATTCTTCCTGAAAAATATTCCCTTTTAACTTTCAAGAGTTTACTATGATCAAACCTCATAGTACGGAGTCTTAATCTTTCATCGTGAAAAATAATCAGATATTTGTTATGTAGTTGTGGAATTTTTACCGATTCTTGTGATAATTCTGTTTCATCAATTTCACAATCACCTGACCATAATTTCTGTATTTCTTCAAATTTCATTTGTTCAATATATCTTTCAAATTATCAATCTTCTTTATATGTTGTTTCCATTCATGGCTTGTATCTACCTTATATAAACGATCTGCACCATGAGCATAAAGACTCCTATAACCAAGATCTAAATCTTTTATATAGGTATAAGCTTCAGAATCACTCATCTCTATATACATGATAGGTTTATGTTTTCTTATTGTATTTGCGGCTCCTTGTAAAACTTTAAGTTCGAACCATTCAACATCCATCTTTATAAAATCAAGTTGATCGAATTCGTAACTATCTAAAGTTCTCGTTTTAACTTGTATTTTTGGAAAGGTTTCCCACTCAGGCTGCAACCATCTATCACCTGTCTTTTGTTTGGGTTCATGTACAAGTGATGCCATTCCAGTATTGGTAGTATTTGGTACTTTCATTGTAGCAGTACCATTCTCATGCCCAAGTGCTACTGTCTCTAGAGTACTAATATTACCCCAACCAGAATTATCTTTAATAAAACTCTCCATATTTTTTTTCCAGCATTCTATATGTTTGGGAACGGGTTCAAATGCATAGACTCTTTTAAAATTTTGTGCTAACCTTCTAGTCCAAATACCTACATGTGCTCCAATATCAAGTGCCACATCTCGGTTAGATATGTGGGGCATCACCTCATTGAATTGAACCTGTTCATAATCTTCGCCCCATTTATACCAATCTTCATCATCGGGAATCCATATTCTTTTGTCACTTGTCAATCTCATAATCTTTTAATTTTTTTAGAGCAACCATCGTGCCTTCTTGTTCAATTCCATCAGCATAACCATCATTGATCCATTCATCTATAAATTGTGTCACGCCTGGACAGGTTGGATCACCATAATCATGTGCTAAACAATAACCATTTAAATGATTCCAATGATGGATAAAATCTTTTTTAACTCCTTCATACGAATGATCTCCATCAACGAATAACATAGATAATGGTATATTTTCCATTGCCCATGAATTATCTACTCTAATATCAATTCTATCCTTTTCACTATAATCATTTAACCAATCATCTGCATCAGGATCATGACATCCTTCTACAACATCAACAGAAACTATTTTTATATCTGTATTATGTGTTGCTACTGCAAGTAAAACAAGTGATCCCGCCCAATACCTACCAATTTCTAATATTGAACCTTCAGTAAGATATGACAATCTAGCATACTTATATAATAATCCTGCTTCACGCAAGTCTAATCGTATAATTTCTCTTGTTTCTCTGGAAGAATTAAATAACCATAATAAATGTACAAAATCACTACTTGTAATCATTTTAATTGTTCAATAAATTTTTAACTATATATTCTGTGAAGTTGAAGTTTACTGTTGCGACTTGATATATTGGATCTGTCGTAGTACTTTGAAATGATACTTCTGACAATGAAGTAGGAAAAATATCTTTGAAATGTAATTCCATTGTAGGATTCATAGAACTACTTAAAATAGTTAATACTGCAGATGTATATTTGTTTTCATCTCCAACCATCCATTCAAACACTTCTTGCCAATTTTTCAAATATTCATCAATCAAAAAGGTGACATTGAGAGGGTCATAAGTTATAATACCAGTATGGCGTGAAAAACTTTGAAGTTGTGGTGTAGATATAACTGCACCTTCTAATGCTACGCCTGGTAAATTAACAGTCTGAACAAAAAAGGAAGTTTTTGGTAAAGCTCCAATATCAAATTTAAACTGAACATCAGCCAGAGGATTAATATTTTTCGGTTGATCTGTTAAACTTGTCATATTTCCTTTTCATCTTTTGAAAATAAATTTAGTAGATTTGGTAAATTATTTCCTTGATAATTAACCCAAATAAACTGTAGTGCTGGATGTTCTTTAACAACTTTAAGAATTTGTTCATCCCATTTATTATATTCACTCCTCATATTTCTATCTCTACTGAAATAATGTTCTGTATCAGTATAGAGATTAGTATAATAGTCTACATGGTGATCAAAACCTAATAGGTAAATCTTTTCATAATCATTACAAGTAAAATCTCTACATGCAATATGTAAAGCTGAAGTTCCTGTAGACCACCCCATCACTTCAGTACCTATATTTTTAATTTTGTGTTCCATCTGTTCTGAAACCCAAAAAATATACCTTTGAGGGAATTCTACATTTTTATCAAGTCCAGAAATATATACAAAGTTGTTATCACCTGCCTTTCTTTTAGTTTCAATTTCTGAGCCATTACGTACTGTAGAATATACTTCTGCCGGTAAAAGATTCCATGAATTATGTGTGAAATAACAATCTCCATCAAATCCTGAATTAATAATATCACTTATTATTCCAGCATCATGAGCACAAATCACATCAGGGGTAAAATCTCTATAACAAGCATTACACCCTATAATTGTTCCATCTAATTTCGATGGATCTATGTTGTTTCTACTGGGACCATTCCCTAATACAAAAACTTTTTCACTCATAATATACCATTATACACTAATATTTAGTAATGTCAATAAGCACAAAAAAAAGGGTGAACAAAAGTCCACCCTTTAATCTGTTCATCCTTAGATAAAGGATTACATAAGGTTTGCAACGATAACATGCCTGTAATAGCGGTT